ATAGCAACTGCAACCATACAAGCAGTTACTAACTTTACAAGTATTGGTAGTAGAAAACTTGGTGCTATTGCAACCATATCAGCAATATCAAATGTTACAGCTATTGGTAAAGACGCTGAACAGTTACAAGCAACCATCCAAGCTGTATCAGACCTTGATGCTCTTGGAACACAAATAGATCAAGGAAGTGCAACTATAGCTGCAACATCTAATGTTATAGCGATAGCAAAAGACACAGACCTAGGTAAAGTTACTATCGCAGCAGTATCTAACGTATCTGCACAGTCTGAAGTATTTAAGAAGATGGAAGCCACCATCAACCAAACAAGTGGCTTTAATGCAGTCGGTGGTTTAAAATGGGAAGACATAATAGTTCCAGGCGAAGACTGGACAGACCAAGTTGTTGGTAGTGAGAATTGGCAAGAGATAGTTGTATCATCAGCAACATGGACAGAAAATACAGCTCCTAGCAATACTTGGACAGACGCAACCAATCCATCTACGAACTGGGAAACACTTGACAAACAAGAGGCAGCTTAAATGGCAGATACATATACAACCAATCTAAACTTAACAAAACCAGAACCAGGTGCAGCAGAAGATACCTGGGGTATTTCGCTTAACGCTGACTTAGACTCTCTTGACGCAATCTTTAAATCAGATGGTACTGGTAGTAGCATTGGCCTTAATGTTGGATCAGGAAAAACTTTAGCAGTTGGTGGAACACTAAATGTCACTGGTACATTTTCTTTAGGCGGTACAGCAATTACCGCAACTGCTACTGAATTAAATTATGTAGATGGTGTAACAGGTAGCATACAAACACAACTAGGCACAAAAATAGAAAACAGTGATGATGTTACTTTAGGTACTATCAGCTCTGGTGCAATTACCTCTACTGGTAATTCACAAATGGCTAACTTGGTTGTTACTGGGGATCTAACAGTTCAAGGCACTACTACAACTGTAAACACAGATGATCTAAACGTAAAAGACAAAAACATTACCCTTAACTATTCAACAGGCGATTCGTCTGCTTCAGCTAATGGTGCGGGTATTACCATTCAAGATGCTGTAAGTGCTACAGAAAATGCAACTATTTTATGGAATACTAATTTTGATAATTTTGATTTTTCACACACTATAAGAATTCCAGACAGTCAAAAAGTAGAGTTTGGTGCTGATGCAGATTTACAAATTTACCATGAGTCTGGAAACAACCATAGTGTCATAAAAGAAACAGGCACAGGTAACTTAAAAATCCAAGCAGCCAATATTGAAATGCAGATTCCAAATGGCACACAAAATTATTTACAAGCCATCAATGGCGGTGCAGTAACACTTTACAATAATGGTTCAGCTAAAATCGCTACAACTAGCACAGGCATAGACGTAACAGGAACAGTTACAAGTGATGGGTTGACTGTTACATCTGGCTCTTCCTTAGATAACATAATGCAGGTGTTTGGTGGAGGTACTATATATGCAGGATTAGGAGTTGATGGTACTGGTGCTATATTAACAGCAGGAAGCTCGGGTAGTGCTGATTCAGACTTAATAATCAAAACATCTACTGGCGGAACTGAAAAACAAAGAGCTAGGTTTCAAGACAACGGAGACATATCATTCTATGACGACACAGGTACATCACAAAATCTAAAATGGGATGCAAGTGCTGATAGTCTTAATTTTGTAGACAATGTAAAAGCAAGGTTTGGAAACTCAGGAGATTTACAAATTTACCATGATGGTAGCAATAGTTATATACAAGATAGCGGTTCAGGTAATTTAAGAATTTTAGTTGGTGATTTGCAAGTTAGAAATTATGGCACTAATGAAAATATAATTACATCAACAGCAAATGCAGAAGTTGCTCTTTATTATAATGCTTCAGAAAAACTTGCTACAACCAGTTCAGGCATAAACGTAACAGGAACAGTTACAAGTGATGGTTTGACTGTAGATGGTGCTTTGGCAACGATAAACTCATCAGGTGCTAATTCTGATTTAATTTTAACAGAAGGAAGCACAAACACAGATGCAAGAATAAGAAACTCTAATGGTATTCTTCAAATTGGTGCTGATATCAATAACGAGTTTGGTGCAAGTGAAATGCAATTTTCTGTAGATGGAAAAGAATTTTTAAGCATAGACCGCACAGGCGACATATCATTCTATGACGACACAGGCTCAACTCAAGGTTTATTTTGGGATGCTAGTGCTGAAGCTTTGGGTATCGGTACAACTTCGCCAAGCCAAGATTTAGAAATTCTTAATGGTGTATCAGGTTCAGGTATTAGATTAGCTGCTACTAATACAGCCTATTGGGACATTGAGCGTGACT